AGGAACATATTCTTCTCCTGAATCAGTTGGCTTGATAGTGCCTTGTAATTTAAGGCCTTCGTCAACTGTCTTCTTAAACCCCTTGTATTTTTCATTCAGTTGCTTTTCAACTTGCGCAACTGCTTCAGCAATCGTGCCTTTACGAGTCTGTTTTTCCTTCTTGCTTTCATTGTGTAATTCCTTAACGGTCGTCATCTTACTTTCAATAAGATTGGTTTTCTTTGGAGCCTCAAGGCTTTCAATCTTTTTTAGAATGTCGTATATATTGTTGCTCATTTGTTCTTTCCTTTAACGGGTGGTAATTTGTTTTGTTGACTTCCTACTGGGCTCTTGCTACCTTGGGGTAACGCATTAGTTGTAGCTGCTGGTCTGGTTCTTTCAGTACTTCTCATACTTACTAAGTCTGCATCTGATTCCAGTGCAACCATCTTTGGACTTTGTGATTCTAGTTCTCGTAATAAACTATCTTTTCTTTTATCTGCCACTAGGTCTTGAGCACCTGGCACATCCTTGAGTTCGCTGTCTAGCAGTAAAGAACCTTCGTGATCTTTACCATATGCTTCAAATGCGTCATTGTCATCGGCTTGTTGTTTACCATATACACATACCCACTCGGCTTGCATGCCTGTACGCTCTTTTAACAGTTGTGCAATTTGCACTTGAGTGGTTGGATAAGCCACAGTGGCTTCGAACTGCCAGCATTCGCAAGGTCCCCATTTTGGGAATTCTCTGTGCTCTTGCACTGGCAAGCTTTTAGGTGTAGTGATATCTACTAGCTCGTATGCATCAAGAGCATTTTTAATTTCTTCCATGATATCCTTAGGATTTTGTTTGGCAACTTTGATCCTGAAAGCATAATTGGAGTTTCGTTCGGCTATATAATCGTGAAGACTTTTCATAGGTTAATCCTGTTTATAGAGTATTTATTTGTTTTTGTTCTTTTGGAGAATCTGATTTAGCAGCTCATTACGATCTAACACTATACCTTGCCCGGTAATAGGTTGATCATCTGGGTTATCTTTTGACATTTGATGATCCAATCTAGCCTTCTGTAGCTGTAGTTGCACCATGCGCAGCTTCTTGTCCATTTTGGCTGTTTTGGCGGTGATAGCATGTCCTAACAGTGTGCCAGCAGTTTGAAATACCACACCGCCAAAACGGGGATCCATATTCATACCCAGATCCATTAGATCTTCAAACTTGCTTTTGGCTAAATCAGCCAGTTCGTCCATTTCTTGATCACTGGCTTCTAGATCTCTTACTGTAGGTAATGCTATGTCAATCTTGTCAATAGCTTCATCAACTTTGGCTATTGCTTCCCGGTTTTCTACAATAGTTTGCAGAGCTTCTGAGTTGTCAGCTGAATCTGTAGATATAACATCCGGGAGGTCAAAAAGTTCTGATAGTTTTTTGGTCATGCTCGTATTTACCGAGCTCGTTTGCCTTGATGAAACATATCCGATTCGGTGACTACTCTAAAGCGTAAGCCTTGATCCTTGGCCCAAGCATTGGCTGCTTGCCATTTGTACATATTAAGCACTGCGGCTGCTTGATCTCTTGGGCTGTTTCCTGCTGCTTCTAGTGTAGTTTGTTTACCTGGTTTAATTTCAATTAATTCTCCAATGCGTTCACCGGCTTTATTTTGATAGATAATTAAAAAATCTGGCACATAAATTGTGTTACGATTAGTAAATGGATTACGATAGGGAACATGTACTGCTTCACTAGCCCAATGCATTACTGCTGGATTATTGTCACAGAACCGCATAAAACTATGTTCCCAACTACTTCTATAATGCGGAACTTTTTTTCCTATGTATTTGTCAGGATTAAGGATTTGATAAAAACCATTTGCATATTTCATTATGGTAATATAGCCCTAGCTACATATTTGTTTTGTTGTGGTCTATTTTTAAGTCCAAGAAAACTAGTGCCTACTCTTTCAAAATTTAAAAATAGTGTCGTGTAAGTATTAAGCTCGCCAAGAGGAATTTTTTTAAATTCATCTAACGCCGACATAGGATTAACTCCTTGTTTAATTGCAGTGTAAATTACAGCACTGGCTAATGCTCTGGCCGATTCTTTATTGTCAGTAATTTGCTCAAAGTGTGCGACTATTGCAGCATCAACATTTGAACTTACTTCAATCGGAAAATTAAAAAAATTATTAAAAAAATTATCTGTAGCCGGAGGATTGATTGCATTGGTATCTATCCTAGTAAGATTTGTTGGATAAGGAACTTCAGGATATTGTGTTTGGATCATTATGAGTCCTTCGCTATGCGTTGATTACTAGGAACTACTGGTAAACGAGTACTTAAATTAGAATAACTACTAGAACCTAAATATTTTTGTTGTGTTTCTAAATTTTTTTCAATTAGATCGGTTGAGACCTGATTTGTGCCTGTACCAAAAACTGTATCTGTAAATATTTTACTGTTTGATTGAATCATATTGTAGGGGCTCCACCGTAGTAAGTGTTAGGCGTATTACCGCTACCTTCAGCATTAGTTGATGTTTTACCTTCGATGCTAAGAGGTGAACCAGCAGAAAAATAGTTTGAATTTGCATTATTGATAGCCTGAGAGTTAGCTGGCACTTGTAAATTTTTATATGGGGTATTAGCCAAAACGCCCAAAGACTGTTGTACAAGATTGTTTGTTCCTGTTTGAAATGTTGCCGCAGTACTTTGCAAATTTTGTTGTAAAAATGAGGCATTTTTTCCAAGACTTTCTTGCAATACTTTAGTGTTTTCGCTTGTTGCCAATGATTTAAGTTTCTCATTGGCTGCTTGAATTGCCAATGTAAAACTATTTACTGGTATTGGATTTGATGCCACTGCTGACAATTGATTTGTCTGTGATTTTGTTAAATCAATTACTTTGTTAAGATTGCCGCCAGTGATAACGCCTTCAAGATTTTGAGTTACGCCGGAAAGATTCGTATTAACTCCTGTAGTTGGTGTTCCTGTTAATGCCGTGGCTACGCCGCCACCTATTAAAGCAGCACCAGAGGTTACATTGAAACCGTTACTAGCTACACTACCAGGTGCGGCTGTCGTTTGTATAGGTAAGGCACTCTGAAATCCTCTTCCTGCACCGGCATTAGCTCCTCTGTAGGGTATATAAGTTTGATTCAATGCACTTTGAAAACTACCGCCACGAAGTACATTGGTAAATGCTTGTGCTAGTTCTCCTTGTGCTAGGTTCATAAGATCAACATTTTTATTTTTGTTGTATCCTCTAATTAACTTAAATGCAGAACTGCCCCATTTGCCATTGCCACCATCTGAAATTACTTCATCTACTGTATTAACAATGCCACCTGGACCTAATATGCTATTTGTACCGCCACCAGCTGGAGTTAATGGGCTTGGAGAATTATCATAATGTAATTGAGCAAAACCTCTCGCTACTCTGGTTGATCCCCCGGCGTAAAGTACTGACTCATAAGATATAGACATTTGATTTTCCATGGTTCCATCTCCGCCATTTTGATGTGTACCGTGTCTAAAAGATGATATAGTTGGGTTGATAAGTGTATATTCAGAAAATCTTTTTTGATGTAAACTATAGATTCTAATCGCTTGAATATATTGCGTTGATATATTACTATGTTTTCTTGGAGTATATCCGAACTTATTATAAAGATTTCTCTGTCCGGTTATCTGTTTATTATTTCTTAAGTAAACAGGATTTAGAGACCCAGTAGCATCACCATAATTATTATCCATGTCTCTATAATAATAATTGTAATAATCAAACCATAATTTTCTAATTATATTTGCCGAATCATCATGAAAAGTAATGTTAATATCTTCATAGTTGATTTTACTTTGTGCTATGTAAGGTCTATTATAGTTATTGTAAGTTTTGGTGTTTACTCTAAATTTTGGCAAATCAGCTGATTTAACTAATAGCCCAGCTTCGATCTGTTGTCTTTGATCAATTGTAGTTAGTTCAGGATTGAGATCAAAGAATACATGGAACAACCATGTATACTTAGGCGACCTTTCGTAATTGTTAGTTACAAATAATCTAGAGGCATGTTGATAATCTTTTACATTATCGCCGCGAGCAATTTGTTTTAAAAATCCATCAAATATATTAGGCATAAGTTTTCGCTTTTAATTATTTATTTCAAAAAAAAGCCCGGTTTTTGGCCGGGCTATAAATTTGTAAAAACAAAATTGTTAAATTACGCCAGTGATAACTGTACCTAGTGTTCTGCCTACTGCTGTTCCAATTCCTGTACCAGTTGGACTTTGGATTGCATTATCATACATAATTGTTAATGCAATAGTTGCCGGTGAATTTTCACCGTATGCCATATCACCATAGTTTACTGTGCTCAATAGTGCACCATATAATTCCCAAGTTTCTAAAATGTTAGGTTGATTTGCGCCGTTGCCGCCATCTAGCATTTCAAATTTAAGAACAAATTTATAATCAATACCCGAAGCTGCTGAACTTTGTTCTGCAAAATCAAATTGCTTCTGCACTTGTTCGCCAACTAATTTACTTACATTGCCACCTGCATCATCTCGTAAAGTAACTGTAACTGCTTCCCAAGTTGGCTTACCAACCAAGTTCACCTTTGAGTTATAAACATCAATGGTAAACGGATTCATGTTTAAGTTAGGACGACTAATACTGTCTACTTGTTTTGTAAGTTCTACACGGTCTGTACTTACACCAAAGTTTTCAAATATCGCACGAAAACGATATTTCAATTTTGGCATTAATAAACCTTGTGCGCTAGCACTTTGGTTAGTTGCTAACGGAACTGTAAATTTATTCAATGAGGCTATTGCCATTTTATTCTCCTGTTATAGGTATTTACCAAAATTTAATTGGAATCTATTGGAGCCTGTTGGCTCCAATATCTACCCATATTATACTCCTGCTGCGATGTCACCTGGATTCTTTAAGCGAATCGGAATGTAGATAAATTCAACTGCTTTCATTGGTTCAATAGCAATATCTACATACAATTCGTTTCTAGCGATTCTAGTTGGTGTATTATTTGTTTCATCGCAAACAACAAGATAATCGTATACACCGCGTTTGGCAACAAGATCATTAATTGCCCCACTGATTACATTGGAGATTTGATCTCTAGTAATCTTATCGTTTGGTTCAAATAAGAATCCATTGCCTACTGATGCCAAAATAGTACGCAAGTAATTGACCAAACGAGCAACATTGATGCGATCAAGACTGCTTGCAGTCGGGTTGCGTGTCTTTTGCCCCCATACTACCAAACCAATTCCAGGTAAGTTAGTGATCGGATTGATTCTATTTTCGTATAGTGTATCTCTCAAACCTTGACGAATACCGTCAAATACAAACTCGCCTGTATTAGCATCAATGTAACCTATGCTGCTAGCGTTGTCTACTAGTCCACGGCGTGTACCTGCTGGAGCGAACCATTGATAACTAACATTATCATTAAAGATAATTGTTCTTAGTGCCATATGGCTTGCAGGCACAGTAATTGTGTTTCCTTGGAGGTCTGAAGTCTGCCCTGATGGGTAGTACACACCTAAATATGGACTCGCAGTTGCTAAACCATCGCCATTTGTATTGTTACTCCAATTAGCGATATCTATCGCATTAGGTGCTAGACTCATTGGTGTGTCACCAAC